TCTTTTTTGTCTTTGACATTCTTAAATTCTTCAGCGGTATCTAGTTCCGGTTTCTTTTTTAAGATTGTTGGCCAAATTTTACTAAGTTCTGCATTTAATGCAATGAATGGGTGTTGGCTTGCATCAACATCAGTGTCTGCAAAAATTGCATCAACTGGGCATTCTGGAACGCATACTCCACAGTCAATGCACTCATCTGGGTCAATAACAATAAAGTTAGGACCTTCTTTAAAACAATCAACGGGGCATACATCTACACAATCAGTGTACTTGCATTTGACACAACTTTCAGTAACTACATAAGTCATTTATATTTTCCAATTAGATTCGAGATATTCTTTGTTATCTGGTTTATTACCAGTAATTCCCAACATACCTCTATATGTCTGCCATGCTTCTTTTACCATTGGGTCCGCATGTCCGCCAGTGGGGAACAGGTCTGCCCACACAGCACCTTCTGGCATCATAGTTCTATATATACCAAAGTTGCGCGGCTGGTGTATCTTTCCTTCACGGAATAGTACACTAGCCACACCTTGGCATTCAGACTCTTCTAATCCATCCAAGTATCCAGGGCGATACATGTATTCGTTTACAATAGCAGTTAACTGCTCTTGTGTTTCGAATCGTGTGCCTGATATAATTACAATAACATCGTCAATGTCAACTTCATTGTTAACGATGTCACGAATACAACGACCTAAACTAAATCCAACCTTCATAATGTACTCCTATTCCACCAAGATTCCCATGGGAAATCGATCCAAACATCATTCTCTACTTTGTTAACACTCATACCGCAGTAGTCAGTATACTGGCCGCTAGATTCATTGTCAACCAAAACGGCAAACCGCACAGAAAGATGCCAATACTTACTAATAAAATCTGGCTCAACGCCAGCAACACTAGAGGCCCAGTCTTCAATGAGCCATTTTTGTGTTGCCCCCGAATCGTTAATGTCATCGACAAGCAGGATCTTTTTTCCAGCTATTACATCTTCTGGCGCCCATAGTAAAGATTCAGTTTGTGGATCATCGCGTAATGACACCTTAACAGTTTCATGCGGTACACCCAAGTAATGACTAATCATTGTGCTTATAGGTAAGCCGCCTCGATCAACACCTATTACAATGTCTGGACACCAATCTTGCTTTTGCATCTGACGAAGTATTTCCTGTACAGAGTACTGCACATCTTGCCAGCTTAATGATAGTTTATTGCTCATCTGAATCGGGTCCGCCTAATAACTTTTCCATTGCTTTATACTCATCATACATTTCTTTAAGCATTGGATACTTTTCATGCATTTCAAAGTTTGGTGTTAAGATGAGCAATCGTTTCTTAAGAGTTGCCATCATGTCACCTAACTCGTCTATGTCAATTTTATGTTTGTTAGTTTGAATGAAACTTTTTGTACCGTCGGACCCTATATTAATCGAAGGCTGACTTGAACCTATAGTATAGGTAGACTGTCCAATTCCATTGCTACTAAGGTATGCACCACTACTGCCAGACGCACCTATACCTGTTATTGTTATGTTTCCTAAGTCAATAGGGTTAAGTGGACCTAAGCTAATAGTATCATAGGTACCACTTATATCTATTGGAGCAGATTCAATTTCTTCTGCAATAAAACCAGTCTGCGAAGACATGTTGGTTTCATCCCATTTAAACTCAACAGGATCTATAGCAGATAGAACATCTTTAAGTTTGTTCTTTGAGTCATCGTCCATGCTTCACCGTGGGGCAAATTCTTGTTGCATTTTAATATTGTCAAAGAACTCTTTCTTTGTACCTGCATCGTCTTTGAAACTACCTTTGAGTACAGTGGTTTGAGTCAAGGACGAGTGCGCCATGATGCCACGATTCTCACAGCATCCATGTGTGGCCTGAATGTACACGCCTAAGTTTTCTGCCCCGGTTGCTTTTTGTATTTCCCTAGCAATGTCATTACAAAGTTCCTCCTGGAGAGTACCTCGTCTTGCACACCACTGGGCGATGCGGGTATACTTGCTAAGGCCAATGAGTTTGCTAGAAGCAATAATACCAATATAAGCAACGCCATTAACGGGTTGGTGATGATGGCTACACATAGAGCGCAACTCACTACGTACAACAAGCATACCTTCATAACGATCCGCTGAGTCATTTGGAAATGCTGTTGCGTCTGGTGCTGGGTCATATCTACCTGCCATAATTTCGTTGAAGTACATTTTAGCAAGTCGTCTTGCGGTACCTTTTGAGTTTGGATCGGTTTCGCGATCAATAAGCAAACTGTCCAACACTTGTTCAAATGCAGGAGTTGCTTCATCGATTAGTTTTTCTATATCACCTTCATGCAGGTAATCACTAATGTTGTCGCCTGCCCAGAAACGTTTACCTTCACGTTTCATCTTAAAGCGAAGATGATCGCCTAGATACGCTTCTTGGTATCCGCCATCGCCTGCCATTGCGTCCAGGCCTGTTTCTTTATTTGTCAATTTTGTTTCTCCGAGTTAATGACGTGGATGTCATATTGTTTATTGTAGCACTTATTTAGGGATTTAGCAAGACTTCACTTGGCCAACTTAACATGTAAAGCATCAAGTCTTCTGCTTTTTTAAAGTGGATCAATATAGTAATGTTAAAGTCTGGTGCTAACATTATATCCTTATCTGCATTCATCTTACTAAGTTTACGCCAGTTAAAGTCGTTTCCTTTGTAATCAGTTGCAGTCCATCTATTTTTACAGTTATCAATTAACCACCGCCTAATGTCTTTGAGTGTGAACAATGAGGCGGCAGTCTTTGCCGAGTAGACTTTATCCTTGATTTGCGTTGGCATAGAACTCACTTTTACGCAAGTCATCCCAGCCGCCAACTAATTTACCATCAATTACAATTTGTGGAACAGTACGGGCCGAAGGAACGGCTTCTAACAAGTTCTCGCGAGTAAAACCATTAGTACCAATTTTATGTTCTGTGAAAGCAATGTTTTTACTTTTCATCCAGTTCTTTGCCATGTCGCAATAAGGACATGGTTCTTTACTATAGATAACAACTTCCATTTATTTCTCCTGCGATGTATCGTATGTTTGGTGGAAGATGTCTTTCTTGACAGCACCAAAATCTCCGGGTCCGTGTCTAACAATATAGTCGTTACCTTTTGTATATGCCAAGTCTCCCCATGACGTATGTAGTGTGCCATCATGATCTGCTAGTTTAGCATGTTTATTAATTTTCTTTGGAGTACCTGTGCCGTTACCATTATCATCATAAAGTGTTTTAAACTTTTCAGCAGTAATAGGATATTGTTCACCTTTTGGGCCTGTCATGATATAATGGCCGGCCTCGTAGTTAACAGGACCTTCTAGTGTTTTTACAGTTCCTGCTGTTTTAGCAACCTCATACTTAACTGGTGCCGCTTTTTTAAATGTAGTGAAAGCACCATCAGTGAACCAATCGTCATTGACTACCGATTCTTTTAAGTCTCTAATCTTCATACATTATCTCCTTTAGTATCTTCTTGATTTGTTAGATATTTTTCTAGTGCATCTTTAAATGCTTCTTCGCTTAGTCCGTGCCAACCAATACACTTTCCAGTTGGACTACGACCACAACCACAGCTACCAAACTCTTTAGGATTTTCTTTAACTCTGATTTGCATTTTTTTCCTTTTCAGCTTCGTAAACTCGCTTACGAAGGCTACTAGATGAGAAACTATGGTCACGTCCGTTAAAGTATAAGTCTATATTTCGTTTGTGGCAAATTTCTCTACCAGTAAACTCTTTACCTTCGTACTCAACACCTAAAATACGTACATTCAACGGCAATATTAAAAGTAAGTCTTCTAGATCTTTTTCGGTATTGTATACCCAAATTTCATCAACGTACTTATTTCCACGTAGTTGCATCTGGCGTTCAATGATGCTTTGGATAGGTTTATTTTTTGTTGCCCTATCTAGTGTAGGATCGTTTTGTAATCCTACAATTAGATAATCACATTGTGTCTTTGCTTCTTGCAACATAGAAACATGGCCAGCATGTAGCAAGTCAAAAGTAGAACAAGTAAATCCAATTCTCATTGATGATTCCTTTTCCCATCAAACACGCACACAAAGTACATATCACATGCACCTGTGTTGTGTACGCGATGAAATACTCCGTCCTTAATAAGAACAACATCCCCGGGATAGACTTTAAATCTATCACCGTCAAGTTCCATTTCGCCTGTACCAAAAATAAAGTTGTAAACTTCTTCTTGCCCTGCGTGACTATGACCGCTTGTACTCATTCCACGATGTAACGTAGTTGAGCTAACGATAAGATTTTTTAGCTCTGTATTATCTTTGACTATGTAACGTTCGTCTTGCTTGACTACTTTACCGCCTATATCATAGTTGACAAATTTCATATTATGCTTTATTTTTATATTCAGTAGAGTTGTACCACGCCCATGCTGAACGTACAATGTTGTCTATGCTACTAGAATCAGTTTTCCAACCTGTTTCTTTTTTAAATTTATATGCACTGGCAACTAGTGTAGCAGGGTCACCTTCTCGTCTTGGGCCAGTATGCGTTAATACCATTCTTCCTGTGATACGTTCAACACTGGCAATAATTTCTTTGATACTTGCACCTTGGCCAGAACCTAGGTTAAACTCTGCTGACGAGCCCGGAGCCATGCCTTCGGAATACAATGTTGATAGGTAATGTGCGTTGGCAATATCTTCTACATGTAGATAGTCACGTACACAGGTTCCATCAGTAGTGGGGTAGTCTGCGCCGTTAAGAGTAAACACACCTTTGTCAACAATGGTTTCCATGATGCGAGCAATCAAATGAGTTGCTTGTTTCAATTGACCATGCCTTACTCGACTATCAGCACCACATGCATTAAAATAACGCAGAGCCACAGTTCTAAAACCGTAACCCTTTGCACAGTCGCGAAGCACTTGCTCTGCCATCAACTTACTTTGACCATAAGGACTAATCGGAGCCTTATTGCTTTGCTCTGTTAATGTATTATTACCAGGGTCTCCATAAACTGCGGCACTGGAACTAAACACCACAGTCTTCTTCCAACCTCTGCTGGCGAGTGTGCTTAATAGACGAGCAGTATTGCCTACGTTGTTTAGATAGTAAGGCCCCGGATCAGTCATACTAGGTCCAACTAAACTTGTGCCAGCAATGTGAATAAGTGCTGATGGATTCTTATCAATCATTAAATTAATAAACATAGGATTAGTAAAGTCGCCAGTGACAAAGGAATCTACAATACCACGTATCCACGGAGCAGTAGTATTCCTATCTACTCCGATAACGTGATATCCTAGATCCTTAAATCTTAAAACAGTTTGCCCGCCAATATAACCATTACAGCCAGTTATAGCTACACACTTGTCCATTAGTACTTTGCTCCTGATACATGGTCTCGATAGCGATTACCTGAACGATTCCAAGGTGTAGCCTTACATTCCATGCCACCTTCTGCAACGGTGCCAGCAGTTTCCATAATGTCAATAATGCGATCAATAGTGCCATCGTTCCAATCACTAATCTTACCTTGACGTACATGCGGGCCAGATAGTTGGATACGAAGTTTACTTACAGCATCATCAATGCTCCATGGAACATAGAGTCTTGTATGGTCATTGGCAAATGTTTCAGGGAAACTGCGATAAGCAGGATATAGCACATTACAACCAAGCGCATCAGCTTCACTTACAGTATTAGATACCCAGTCCTGCAAAGCACAGTTAAACAGTACACGGCTATCATTAACAATACTATAATACTCATTTTTACTTAGACCTTCGTAAATTTTGAGTTTGTTTTGTTCTGCCATTTTGTAAGCACGTTCCAAGTACTTTGGATTGTTGCTACGCAACGGCCCGCCACTTAGTACTGCAAACTCTACCGGCACACCTGGCCATTGATTGTTATAAGCTTCAATCATGTCCATAAAGAAGTCTGGTTGCTTCTCTTGGTCAAATCTTGCGGCAAATACAACACGGTTAGCTCTTTCCGGCCAAGACTTTAGTTTATTATTAACACGACTGCGTACTTCATCTTTGCCAAATGCTAGCCCGCTAATGTTATAGATAGGAGCAGTCCAGTTAGCAATACGCATATGAGCTACCATTTCTTCATTTGTAGCAAGTACACCTGTTACAAATTCATTAACCATTGCTTCATATGTGCTCATCCACTTGCTCATGCCCCATACATGAACAAAGTCATCAGGGTCAATAGCTTGTGCCAAACAACGAACAAAGATACGTGGACGTAAGTTAGAAGGTACCTGGTCTAAGATGTAAGGCAAGCTTTCAATGCCAGGTTGGAACATGTCTTCAAAATAGATAACATCTTCATTGGTGACATCACCTCGGCGCATCATTTGCACCAGGTTCATCATTTGACTCATACCAAAGTAACTGCGTCCATGTGCGTCTAACACTTGTCCTACGGAGATAGCTTTGGTGTTGTCAATAGTACTTCCAGGCACTATAACATAGTTAATGCCACGGCGTTTGAATACAGCTTCATTCCATTGCTGGAGTTGAAGCGTGTAACGCCCTTCATAGGGCTCTAGACCCATATAGAAGAGCTTACGCATTACAGCACCAATCGATTTGGGTTACAGCACAACCCATCGGGTGTGTGTACAGTTTCTGGCGCCCATGCGCTTTTGTAAAAGCCCACATGGATCTTAAGTGCCTTGCTGGCACGGTCTTGTGCAGACTGCACATTGATTGTATAAGTGAAGCTACGATCTCCACTTGCCTCATGAGTACGCAACTCAGGAGTATCAATAGCATAACTGTAAATCATGCCATCCTTACATAAGTCTGTAAGGTACTGGTTGTAGAAGTCTAGTGGCAAGTGCCCTAGGTCTGCTGTCAATACACCATCATACAACTCACTGATTTTCAGCAAGTCGAATTTGATGTGGTTGATGTTAAGGCCAGCTCTACGAGCTTGATAGCCATTGTTGTAACCACGGTCACCACCGCGATTGAATTTTACGTGTTGTTTAATATTGTTTGAGGCATCCATTTTCGCCATCCTCCGAAATTTCAATCCAAATTTTACGATCTGTGTAAGTTGCTTTGATCTGTGCATATAGATCATCTGCAATCATTTCACAGGACTTGTGATTCAACTCAAGTGTTCCTTGGTTATATAAGTTTTCCAACCAACGCTTGAACTGAATGAACTCTACATCTCTATCGTCATGAAAGACCTCTAGATAAACTTTAAAGTGAAAGATATGACGATGCGGATAGCCTAAGAAACTTACGTCATCTGCACCGCCGGTAGCCAACTTAGGGTCAGTAAGTGCTGCCGGATACTTGTGAATGCCTTCTTTGCGGAAGGTGACCCAAATCATGTCTGTTGACATGTTATTCCTTAATCAATGTAGTTGTTAGCTTTTAAGTATACCCACATCTTCCAGTCAATTGCCTGGGCAAATTCTAGAAGCTTGTCCATTTTCTTATTCAACTCTGCAATGCCATCATTCCCAGTTGATTCTGCAACTGCTTCATCAGCACCAGCAGACTTAGGCAAAGGACGCTTAACGGCCTTGTTTAGGTTGCCAACTTTAACTTCTTCACTCATTTTATATTTCCTTGTTTAGGTTTACAGGTGTGTCGCCTTTGTAGGCACTCCATGGTGTAAAGTACTTTCTTTTAGTGAGGTCCTCTAAAGGAACGCACCATACACCAGGATTTGTAGCATCAAAGCCCTTATCGTCAACTTTGATGGTTGTATTATAATTTAACAGTCTTAGGTAAGGAAGTTTTACCGAAATCATCGGAATAACACGATGGTTGTCACTGGCAGAACTTTCTAAGAAGCCTTCAATTTGGCTAACTGTAATGTCTACTGTAATGTGATCAATGTTGGTGCCGTCAAGCAATTCATCAATCATATCATCAATTTGGCGCCACGTATAATAATCATCATTTGCTACTCCATGAAAGCTCATGTTGGCACCAAGATAAATGTGCTTGATAGATAGTGAATTGGCAATCAACTCTTTGAGAGTATTGACAGGTTGGATGCCAACAACAAACAAAGTTACCAAACCCTTAGCTGGTGAACTTTCTACTTCTGTACCAATAAAGTAGTTTACACTAGTTGTTGGGCCTGCGCCGTAGTCACGTTCAATGCTCATTCTGCATCCTCTTCGAGTTCCATTAACTTTTCGTTATCCAAACTTGCCATATCATCTTCTTCTGGAATCTCATCAACTGTATCAAACAGGTCCTTACCTTTAGCGGCATTAGCGGCTTCAACACCACCAAAGCTAATAGAGTTTAAAAACGTTGTGTTGTCTACAATCATCTTGCGAGCTTCTGCCATGGTAGTTGCTGGATCAAACAGTACTTCTACAAAGTTGTTAAAGTACAAAATGTCATTTGGAATAAACTCACTTAACTGTGGAGCCTTCTTACCAAAGCCAACTGCATCTTTATAACTTACCTTGACTCTCTCATATTCAATGTCTGCTACTCTCAATGTTTCTTGCACCGCTTGTATATGATTATACACGTTATGTGCCATGATGAGCAAGTAAGACATGGTATCCCAGGAAGTCTTTCCAACCTTTCCAACTTTGTTAGCATCGTTAGGACCAAGATAACAAATGTCACCTGCAACAAGTCGTTCCATAATAGGACCTTGGTGAGGCATAGCCAGTTTAGAATCCTTTAAACGCTTGTCATCAACACTCTTGCCCATAGAGTAAGTTAGCTTGTTTGGTGTAAAGTAATTGTAATTGTAACTCAACGCATAACCGCCAGCGGCAACAAAAGGACTGGCCGCATCAAAGCTGATGTTGATGTTTGGATTGTAATGCTTTTGTAATTGGCGCTTGATAGAAGTCAAATAGCAAGCCCACTTCAATCGACCGATACCCAAGAAGTGTATCCAATCCTTGTCGGCAATAAGTCCATCTTCGATAAGATCCAACATACGATTCAGTACACTTGGCATGTGCTTCATGTTAATACCAGCAAACGCCCAACCTTCTAGTGTACGATCTTCTGAGTAACCCATTTCTTTAACAGACTCTGGCTTACTAAAGTGTTTGATTGTATCGTACCAAAGCTTAGAGTTGTCTGGTGTGCTACCAGAGATAACGTTCAAGAACTTAGTAGCACCAGGTACACGATGCTTCATAAAGTAATGAAGGTTGTGTACTGAAATGTCCAGTGTATCTTCAAACTTGGTTAGACCTGTCTTGGCACTCAGCGGAGGTACTGCGGCAAACGCAGGAACGTCAAGTGTCATTGACCAATCTGAAGTGTGCTCTAAGTAACGTAGAATCTCTTCACGGAACTTGTCGCCTTCTGCGCCTTTGATGTTAGCCCAGTCCATTTTAATAACGCCTGTTGCTAACTGGAATCCAGAGCTGTCGCCAACAATAATTGTTTTGTTGCGATCACGCTTGTGAATCATTGGTTCCTTGTCATCACAGCGTGTAAGATTACGATCAGCATGACCTGCAGAATACAATGCAACGCCATAGTGATAATAAGAGTCTTCTGTCTTAAGAAAGTTCACACCTTCTAGTCCATATTCAAACCCAGCAGGTACTCTGCCAGGTGGAACAAATGTAGGGTCACTGGCAATCTTACCCAATTGCTTAGTGTAGAAGCCACTAATGGCTGGGAGGTAAAAGGCATAGTTGCCTTCTACTGCCCTTTTAGTCATGTCAATTGTCATGTTTAGTTTTGTGCGCCAGCAATATATTGATAAGCAATTAAGCCACTGTCAAATTCAACACGGGCGGCCTTTTCGCTAATACTTAAAACAGGTGTGCCTTGGCTACATTGTTTGAATGCTGTCATCATAGCTTGGATAGACAATGCTACTGGACGCTTCAATGTTTGTGTAGTGTCAGCAAAGGTAAACTTGCCACCGTGGCCACCACCTTGCCCGCTACCAAATGTAAAGACTAACTTGCCATTCTCTGTGCTAGCGATAAAATTTGGATCAATAGTAGCATACAAGCCACCACGTGCCAACAACTCGCTAATCTTATTAGCCTGTGGCTGAACAACTACTTCCCAAGTTGTGCCTTTAAATGTACGGCTCTTAGTTTTCATCAAGTTGGTAGGAGTCAAACGATATTCGTCCTTGTTTCCTTCTTTGTTAGTAAAGACTAAACGATCTTTTTCACTATTCTTGTCTGTACCTACTACTGCTGTACTATCTTCCGACCTATACAAGTTTGTCAATCCAATAAAGAAGCCCAAGTTCATCATACCAAAGCTGTCTGGTAACTCAGATACCTTATCTTTACTGTTGGCTAGAACAGTAAGCAAACTACCTTCAGGGTATGCTGTAAACTTTGTAGAGTCTGTTTCTTGTTCAACTAAGATCTCTTCAAAGAGGCCTAGGCTGGCGATGTTCTTTGCTACATCTAGCGTGATATCTTTTAACATTGTGATTCTCCTGTCATGTGTAAATTATATTTAGATTTAGGTTTAAAGTCAAGACTTGGTTGTCCATTTAGGCAAACAAGTCATCAATAAATCCTCGGTCCTTACTTAGGCTCAAGTCCCACTTCAGTACACCGAGCAAGTTTTCGATCTTTGAGTCAATGATAGTTTCCTCCATTGCTGTATGATCAAATGGCAATTGCTTAAACCAATCTGGGAGATTCATCTCGTCAATTGGATATGCAATACTGTTAATTTGCATTGGGTTGGATCGCAGTTTACATACAATGGCCTTCTGACCATCTGTAATGTCCATACTACGTCTATCACCAAACGCTTCTTTAATACGATTCCAGTTAATGGCCGCCATTGCGTGTCCTACTCCGCACTTACCTGTTTTGACATAAACATCTGTATGCTTAGTTAGATTATTAACACGCTTGGGTGTGCCCTTTTCCCAACCTGGGCGGCTCTTAAACTCTTCACGAAACTGTTTAACACGAGCCATGACATCTGCTTCACTCTTACCTTCGAGTGTCATAGTAAGTGCTTCTTCCAAGAATCTTTGCATGAACTCCGGGGTATCGGCTCGCTTCATATCAAGACCCATGGCCTTAAGCTCACCTGTGGCACCATCTCGATCTTTGCGCTTGCCCTCCTTATCATAGATAAGAACAGCATAACGCTTCTTGGTCATGTAAATGCCTTTACTGGCAACAACTTCTCGGCCAGCTTTGATAATCTCACCTTGACTAGCAGGAGCATTGAATGCATAGTTCATAAAAGCAGGGAAGGTATTGTTTACTTGCTCGCTAATAGCATCGTAAAGCTCGATAATCTTTTCTCTACTCCAATCAATCTCACCTCGTTCAATTTGTTCTTTAAAGATTGGATATGCACTAAAGTAAACAGAGTCAGTATCACCATAGATAATAGCCTTACCCATGTGATCCTTCTCACCTGTTAAGCAATCGTTAACAGCACCTGCCATATGTCGAGCAACAAGACGTCCGCACAAGGTAGTACTCTGACCTAAGCGTTGATCAAAGAACCTTGAACCTGCATTAAGCAACGCACCATACGCAGAGTTTAAGTTAATTTTCTTAACTAGCTGTCGCTTGTCCCAGAAGTCAAACATGTCGGTACCATATGCTTCTTTGGCTTTGGCTTGCAACTCTTTACGTTCGGCATACCAGCGTTCCAACAGGCCCGGAATAACACCTTTGGCGGCATAGCTAAAGATAGTGCCGTTACCACTTAGCATTAACGGCTTGCCACCATGGAACACAAAATCATAAACTTCTGCGCTTGACATTTCACTGCTAGTACCATCTGCCCAGTCAACAATTTCAGTTGTGCCAATCTCACGTGCCATTACAGATTCATATTCAAAGCAAGCAAACTTGCCCTCCCAAAACTCTGCAATGCCTTTACCTTGTGCAATGAACTCGTCAATACCAGCAAGTGTGCGACTCTGACGAACCTGACCAATAATAGTCTCAGGGCTCATGTTTAGCGCACGAATAAGAGATGGATACAGACTGTTAATGTCCATGGAACCAATCCACTCATGCATACCTTGTTTGGGTACTGCAACATAAGCACCTGCCGCGGCATTATCTTTTGAATCCTCGCTACGGCGAGGACGATCTGGTACAACCATGCCAAGTCTGTGTGCTTCATTAATAACAGCTTGGTCAGTAACTGCCACTGCACCTAGTGTAGCACGAAGTCCTACACAATTGGCATGACTAATCAGATTGGTAAGCTCAATGAACTTTAACTTGGCATCAAGTTTCTGAAGCAGGATTACGTCTTGTCTGTTATACGCAATAAACTTTTCCCAGTCATTGTTGTATAATTGATCCAGCGTACCTTCATATGGAATCTTGTTCTCACCTAATTCATACTCGCCAATGAAGTCAAGTCGATAAGTGTGCATCTCATGGTAGTTGTACTTGCGATACAGTTCAAGATAGTCAAGGTGAACACGACCAATAGGGTCATATGTTTCTAATGTCTTGCCATACTTTTCAAACTCACGCTTCTTGGGATACTGGTCCCATAAACAAATCCTGCGAGTATGTTCCTTGCCGAGTACTCGCGTAATGCGATTAGTGGTATATGGAATATCAAAGCCTTCTGAGTTCCAACCACTTAGTACGTCTGCATCGTCGATGAGGTCTAACCACATCTCGAGCATTTCTTTCTCATCCGTACACATAATAGTGTCGTCAAACTTTGCTACAATATCTCGAGCAACATCATCTGCCATGGCATCTGGCTTGAGAACTAGAGTAATAGTCCGGTTGATCCATTGCAAGTGTGTTGTGATAGCAGTAATGTAGTTGAAAGGATCATCTGGCGGAGCAAAGCCTTTTACTTTGTCGTATGATACTTCAATGTCGAAAAACGCTACATGAAGGTTAGGTGCATCCTGACCCCCATACACCTCTTCCAGGCAACGATTGAGCGGCTTGTAATCGCTTTCGCATAATTTCTTGTTAGAGTGTATGCGCCGTTCTTTGTCAAATGCCGCGGCATTGCTTAACAATACACGGCTAACCCTCTCGCCGGCAATGTTAGTAAACTTGCCTTTGTTGTCTGGGTAATACAGAACATACTTTGCAGGATATTCTTTGAGTACTCTCTTTCCATCCACACGTTCTACAACATGGATAATTTCTTTTTTCTTATCGTGATATGCGTCAACAAACATGTATTATGTATTTCTCTTTAGTAGAAGTGTTTGGCCAGCGCATCGCGCAACTTTTCGTCTTCGACCTCTATTTCTAGTTCTTTGAGTGTATTTTTAAACACATACTCTAGGTCTTCAAAACGGTAGATGCTGTTGTGAAGACCTAAGAAACCAGCATGTTGTGCCGCTCCGTAAGCTTCTGGCCCCCAACCAAAGATGCTGTACAAGATGCCACGATAACTGCGCTTTTCATCTAACTCACCTTTGCATAGCTTTTCAACAATGGCACAAAAGGCCCACAGTTGTTCTTCTGGTTCAAGGCTTGAAAAGTATGAATTGGCCATTTGCTGCCAGCTGTCGGCGGCTCGGGCAAACTCACGACCAGACTCGTGTAATGCATCCAGCACTTCTTGTTTTTTAGTTTCTTCAGTCATATATTAGTATAGCATATAGTTAAACACACGTCAATGCAAACATTGCCGCTTCTTCATCATCTTCAAACTGTATAAACTTTTCTCTAAGGTAGCCCGGACTGTGGTAATATGGACTCTTGCAGTTTGCCTTTAACCATGTATCTACTAAGTGATCTTTATAACTTCGTTGATACATTGCTTGTACACTATCTACAGTTTTGGCATACACAACCTTATGCAGTACAGGAAAATTGACTCCTGGAAATTTTGAATTGGTTTTATAAGTCACTGTCATGACCACCTCAATATAAAATACGAAAAATCATCTTTCTCTCTGAACCAAAACTTAGCATTGTTAACATACCAACGCATACCTGGTGTCCATACTCCATCAGCAGAACTTGGCCCGTATGTTTCCACGCACCAAGCTACCATATCATTCCATCTATCTACTCCGGCCTGGGTATGGTACAAATCCCATGATGGTACAGGCTGTACAGTATAGTAACGTGCGCCGTAAACACGGCCCTCATCTTGCGTCAACTCCATGTCAACTTAAATAAGGCCGCTTCGTTTTTACTTTCAAACACAAATGTTCTTCCGTGATGCTTCCAGTGCTTTTTACATTCTGTGTGAAGCCAGTTGTTTATATCAATAGCATGTTTATTTGATCCTAGTGTATCAAATTCAACTTTAACCCAACCAATATCTACAAGCAAACTACACACAACGCCAAAGTCAACTTCTTCGGCTATTTTTCTGCCTGCTTCTTTAATGAGTTGTTCTTGTAATACTTGGGTTGCTGTTTTCATTGGCCCCACCTTAAAATAAAAATCATCATATCTTCTTTGTTGGCAAAGCAAAATCTATACTTGTTAAATGCATCTCTGCCAGCCCAAAACATTGACCATCGTCCACTACGATTGTCTAAAGGATTCCATCGTAGTCCAAACTGTTCATGACACCACTGGCCAGCAGGCCTATGATGATCTTTATGAAGTAATACTTCGTGGTCCAGATGATTCATGACCATTGCAATTTAGCAAGTATAGCACAGTCTTGGTGCTTACGCCTAATCTTTATTGTTAGCCTATTATCCGAAACATCAGAACCTGCCATGCCCCAGTTCCAATCCCACCCTTGACGACCTACATGCTGTTCCATCCAAGGACGATAGTGATCGTTTGGATCAGCACTATCGGCAGATACTCGACTGCCGTCTGAAGACTCGTGTAATACTACCCATCCTTTTGGCCACCGCACATTGATCACAACTCCTGGCATGAACCGCCACCAAAGTTGTTCTTTAATATTCAGCCCACAAGGTAGATAGCGTCCTTTACGAAACTCAAAAAGTTTTTTAATTTCTAACTTGCTCATAACCATGTCAATTTAAACATTATAGCATCTTTCTCGTCGCCAAAGTAATAAACAATACTAGAATCATTAACCCAACCGCCAGCCACTGGCTTTAGTCTTGTGGTATTACTGGCCTTGTTAGTTATATAACTAGGACAATGTTCTTTGGCCCATACCAACGGAGCCCAGACTGGATCGTAAGGTAAAGTAACTGTAATACTCATGAACACGTTAGCTTAAACAGCACAGCATCTTCGTTTTTGGCAAAGCAATATGTTGAGTTCGTTTCATTGAAGCGCCAATCGTCTTTGGGCAAGTTGTCCTTTAACCAAATGATACGATCATCGTTAGCTTCCATGTGCTCTACATCCATTTTAAACTGATATGGCCATAACCGTTTGTTTAATACTCTCATGAAAACATCATCCTAAACATTAATGCTTCTTCTTTGTCAGTGAAGCAGATTTCCAAATAACTGCCAAATGACTTTGGTGGCTTATAATACTTTACTTCGTATTTTGCGCTAGGGCAATTGCTGTCTAACCATTCTGTTAAAACAGAGTGCCCCGGATAAGGAGGATACTTTATCTTATCATGATAAGCAAAGCAATTGAAAAACCATTGGTCGTTTTCAATCCAACTTTTCTTTACAGTAACACCCCACGACTCCAATTACTCTCCCCACCTTAGTTTAGTTATAGCAAGCATTTCCTGTGACATGTCAAACACATTACGGTGACTCATCCATCGACTATCAATATGACTGTACCAATCTCGATCTTCTTCTCCGTTTTCTCGAATCCACATGGAAACTTCTTTGCGACATGAAACGGTGTACCAAGGCACACCATCAACATCGGCAGTGGCTAAGACTTCAAACGGTGGCTCTGGATAAACCACTTGGGTCCATTGTTGCTGAACAGCAGTTTTAACTATTGTCATTAGGACCACCTTAGGTTATACAACATTATAAATTCTTCTGCTTGTTGTTGCGATTTGAATTGCCATGTGTCATAGCTGATTCTACGAGCATTAGAATTTTCCTGCGCCCACTCTAAAATTTCTTCAAGCTCATCTGGATCAACAGTGGTACCAAAGAACTTGTCAGACTTGTGTTCTGGATTTTCATTCAGCTGAACAGTATGTCCCCAACTGGGTCGCAGACAGTACTCGGCCTTGAACCATTTCACTGTATACTTCCGCCCCATACCAAATGACAATACATTACATCTTCCTTGTTATTAAAAATAACTTCAGTGACAGTATCCCATTTGCTACTACTTACATCACTGACATCTGTAGTATTCATGATCCACTTATCGTCATCGCCATGATACATTTCAAAGTAAGCAAATTCTGCTTTGGTTGTCATAACAAGCGGACTAATGTTTTCACACAACCAATTCAGTAGAGCCTGTTCATCAGCGTCACCGATGTAGATATGATTTTTCATTAGATGTCAAAGTTCAACACAAAGTATGCGGCTTCGTCTTTATCAGTAATGTGTACGGTTACCATTGGATCTCCAGAGTTAAATCTTGCAGTACATTCGGCAGTTGGACAATGCTCTTTCATCCATTGTACAAATTCATAATGATCTTTACAATAGACCCAGCAATGCCAACCTACAATACCTTCGTGAAACTCTCGCTCTGGTGCACCTTCTTTGCGTAGGAATTCTGGGATATGTTGCCAGCCATCTTCGTGCCTCCAATGATGCACAGTAACTGATTGTTTCATATTACAACATTCGAATTAAGCCGACACTATCGATTGTTGTTAGCAATATGTAATTAGCCAACATGCCAAAAGATTTCCTAGTCCAACTAGCCCAAGCGTACATAGCACAGCCAAGTATCCAAATAGGATAAAGAGTAAGAAGCGGTGGAGTAGGGACTGTGAGTGCCATAGTAATACTGCAACCAATACTAATAGCCCATGCAAGAAGCTCAACAGCAAAGCGAATTCTGTTAGACTTAAAGTCATCTCGTATCCAATCTAACGTTGGCCTAACAAATGTATCTAACATTACACTTTGTTCTTGGTAACGATTAGAATTTCTTCAACAGCATCCAAATCACTTTGGTCCTTGTCAAAGTCGCCTTTAAAAGCTTTAGTAATAGCTTTGGTTAGAACCGCAGGCTTAATTTCCATTTCTTCAGCAATTGCCGCAACGGTTTCTTTTAGGCCCACATTGAGGTCGTCAATTTCACGTTTGACTTGAACCCCCTCTTGGATCACTTTGGTCAGTTTGGCAATTTGTTCGGGTGTAAAGCTCATTATAAATCTCCTGTAAATGAATATGCTACAGCAGTAAGTATAACGGATTAGCCGCGGTGTGTCAAGTGATGACTGCGTCTTTCAATATCATTTTCATCACACATTGAGCCATACTGGATCTCTACAATTTTGCAAGGATAGTTAAACGGATTACTGATCCTGTGCCACTCCCCTACAGGAACAACATGATTTTGACCCACATTCAGGGTCTTTGGTGGTAAGTTGTAACCACTGTGCATTTCGCCATACACATCGCACATGCCAGAAACAACATGCCAGTATTCATTTCGGTATGAGTGTCTTTGCATACTCAAACTTTGGCCTGGTTCAACTACCAGTTCTTTTACCTTTGTTGCTTGGCCAGTT